ACTGATTATAAATATCATTGGGCAAAAAATAACCCGGCTCATTAAGATGCATGACGCCCTCCATGGTAAAATTCCAATCCAGCGCCACCACTTCTTTCTCTTTCCAGTTTCCACTCCCAACCGTTGATTTTAATACCGTATCGGCAACTAGGTTAAGCGTTATAGAGCGTGAACAGCCATAAGGCAAATAATCAGTGCCATTATAAAATTTTATTATTACTCCTTCGCCGAAAACCTGCCCCATCTTACTCTTTTTTATAGAGATATTTAAATGAATAAAGCCCGAAACTCGTTGCCGTGGCCCCGTTTACCGTTATATCTATGCTGCCGCTTTGAAAGTCTATATCAGCGCCGCCGGTGTTAATATCAATTTCGAAATAGTCACCGTTTGTTACCGCTACGCCTGTTAAATTAAAATCTACCCTTTTATAATGATCCGTCGCATTAACAGTCTGTGACGATAAGGCCGTGGCGTTCTTATACACCGTAATTGTTGCCGTTCCTGTTCCCGCAATAGGGCAGTAAAAGATCGCTGAAAAAGTAACCGTTGTATTGAAATTGATATAAGTAAACCTGGAATTGCTGTTGCTTACCGTTATATAAGCGTCAGCGCCGCCGACATAATTTATCGTATCAAATTGTATAGGCCCGCTAATAACCGCATTATCTGTCAGTTTGCTGCCTGAAAGTTCAACCGTGACCGGTGTTGCATCTTCGCCATCATTATACACTTCCACCAGCTTGCCGTTTATGGTATTAGCCATGAAGTCTATGGTCATACCACGGGCAAGGAAATTACGCCCCGGTAACCAGTCAAACTGAAATAGTGTTAAGAGGCTAACAAACTGTCCGTATCTTATTATCCTGTAAGTGCCTTCCCTGCTGTAACGTGATGTATAAAGAAGCTGCAGGCGCTCCAGCGCAATGATATTACCCAGCCTTAAGCTTTCACTGTTACTGCCGCGATGCCAAAGCCTCGTTTTAGTAAAATAAATGTTGCCGATTCCGGTTGCGCCACCCGTTGTACTGTCAGTATAATCAAAGTTTGATAAGGCATTTGTAAAGAGTGTTCCTGCTATCGTATTGCGCGGACTGTCATCGATCGTAATATCATTTGTTTGGATGGCTTTTATATCCGGGTTATTGGTGTCCGTATGAACCTGCCCCGAAACGTAAATGGAATTGCTGATATTGTTTTTTATCGTGAGGTTAATATCTTTCCAGTAAGTAGTTTGCCTGTTGCTGGTATTACTGCCATTGGTGCCGCGAACTTCAACAAGTAAAACGCCATCAGCCGGTATCAATGGTAGATGCCCGTTTAATTCAACAAAGCCGGAAATAGAAAACTGTATGTATTCGGTGGTATCGCTGCTTCCCGCCGCCGTTTCCTGGTAAAAGCCAAGATCAGCGTCCCAGCTTGTATTAGCATAAGGGCCGTTCCAGTGAACGTTAACACTGCTTCCCGCCGCCGGCGTATTCACCAAATGATAAGAGGTGCCGTTACTTAAAATAATGATCGCCCGTACCCAAAAGCGAAGCGTGGAACTTGTGTTAACATCAGTGCGGTAATTCAAACTAAAGTCTAAAACATCACCTGCCGTTACTTCAATAGGATTAAACTGGATGCCCTGTTGAGCATTAGCAACACCCGGTGTCACTATATACCTGTCCTGTTCAGCATTGTTTGACACGCTGGTAACTATCTGCAGGTAAGATGAATCGCCATGCGTTTGTTTCCACTGCGGGAAATAAGTCGCTAAACTATAGCGGTCATATCTGAATCCGCCGCTTGTCGTGGTGCTGTAAGGTGTGGCACCATCCGGCAAAGCGAGCGCTGCATTTATGATATAAGGAAATTGGTTAAAATTAAACGTATCAATAACAGACTTCAAAGGCCGTTCAATCGTTTTATTCTGATCTTCATTTACCGGGTAAAGGTCGCCACCTATACGGGCAGTGTCCGCCCTGTTCGTTAAAGTAATTGCCGTTACTGTTTCTGCGCTGCCGCTATAAGCATATTGTACTCCCGGAATGGCGCCGGAAAAATATTTGTATTCATTTATGCGAAGAATAATAAAACAGCCATCGGCCATAAATAATACGGCGTTGAGGTCCGTCAGAATTTTAGTGAGTATATCATAACAGCTTTGGTAAGTCTCATCATCATTGCGGAAGATGCCCGCATTTAATACTAATTCGTTCAACGGATCTGTGGTTAAGCTATCGCCCCGGTCTAAAGTGGTATTTTCAAAGATGTTACAATAATGCCTTAATGGCAGACCCATATCAATTACACTATCGGGCGAATAAAGGCCGGATTGTTTTAAGCAGTATTGAATAAAATATTTAAGGGTATATTTTCCTGTATACGCATTGCTTATCTGGTTCCAGTTAACATTTTTTAATAAGGCTAAGTTATCCGTAGCCTTCAGCGTTAATACATGCTTTCTATCGGTTTCCGGTTCGCTGGCGCCATCCTGAACCATGTAAGTAGAATACAATAGTTTATCTGTTGGCGTTTCACAATAAATGTCAATCCTGAACTCTTCATCATCATCGCTATAAAATGTCTCCAGGCTTATGCCATCCGAATTTTTAATCAGAATTGACAGCGTTAATTCAATGGGCTTTATCGGTGTTAAAATATCATTATCTTGGTAAGCTACGGTTAAAGGTGTTTCAGCGCCGGTTAATTCAGTACTTGTCCCGCTGAAATCCTTTTGCCATATCTCAGCGCGGTATATATCATTTGATATTCTGTTCTTAAACCGCATTGTATAATTTAATCCGTATGCCATTTGATGAGTAATGAGTGATGAGTGATTAGTAATGAGTTTAGAGTTTTTCTTACTCATCATTCATCACTCATTATTGATTATTTTAGTTCCCATAAATATTATTTGCTGTTGTATCTGCACGTCTTAATACACCTCTTAAAGCATTTCCATTTATCGTAAACACCACTTCCCCTGCCATAGCGTTTGCTGCGGATCCTTCATAGCCTAAAGGCGTTATCCGTTCCGGGCCCTGTTCACCCACCAGGGCAAGCGTTGGCCGGGTAACTATACCGCCTGTAGCAAACTTTGGAATATTCTGAAGTACGCTGCCTAAAGTAATAAGTGCAAGGCCTAAAGCAACGCCTACAATGGAATTGCCCCCAAAAGCATCTATTATGGCATTGTGTATTTTACTCACCAGCACAGAAGTAGTAATAACATATTTGCCCAGTGCTTCAAGGCTGCCTCCAATCACTTGTAATATGCCTGAAAAAAAACCGCCTTTTCCTGTTATCACTTTCCCAAGGCCTTCGGCGGCAGCAACCAAAGCATCCTGCACTCCAGATGTAAGGATGTCCACTTCATCAAGGATCTTTTTGGCTGTGCCCGGATCCATTTTTACGCCAACAGGTACCTGTAAGGGTGGGTTTTTATCTAATTTGCGCTGAACAGGCGCCATGGCATCCACCACCTGTTGATGTACTATATCCAATTGATCGCCGCGAAATATCTTTATGCGGGGCGTTATATCAAGGGTTTTCTTCGCTTTATCCGCTTTTTCAGCGGCATCAGTGATAACTGATGAGGGATCATTCTTTGCAATAAAATCAGACAGCGTTTTTATCTGCGCCATTAATTGCGCCTGCTTGGTTAAAAGCCCCTGCCGCTGCGCTAATCTTTCATTTATCTCTTTTTCAGATAAACCTGTAACCTGGCTTAATAATGTTATTTCCTGGAATGAGGGAACATACTCACCTTTTAATATCTCATCAATCCTGGTAAATGCTTTTTGCATGGTATCAAAAGCATTTGTGCCGGTGACACCTTTAAGCAATGCTCCCGCCTGTGCAATGGTTAAATTAAGATTTGTAAAAGGTGTTTCGGTTTTTAAAACATTTTTTTGAACATCTATTAATTGGGATGACAATTTTTCTATTTGCGTCTCAGCGGCTTTAGCTTTGGCAACAGCCAAGAGATGTGATAAATAATTATCGTAAGCCGTTGAAAGATTGTCTACACTTGTTTTTTCTGTATCAAGTTGCCCGAAATAGGTTTCATTTACACTTTTTAAGTCCTGGATTATTTTTTTGCGTTCCTGAGCCGAAGTGTTTTGTGAATTAAATACGGCGATCAGTTCAGTTACCTTACTCAATTGCTGTGCTGTGGCTTCAGTTGCTTTTTTTATTGCTTCGGCATCTTCATCTGTAGCTTTTTTGTGTTCCTTGGTTGCTTTGGTGTTGTCAGAAAAATGGCTGGAAAGCAGGGAAACAGCGGCACCAATAAGATTAAATGCAATTAATAAACCGCCCGTGCCCGATAAACTTGATGCTAATGCTCCAAACGCGCCTTTCAGGCTCCCCGTTTCTTCTTTCAGCATATTAACCGAAGCCATTACATGATCCAGCGCTGTTGCCGCAATTGCCGGGTTATTCAATGCATAAGGCAGGTCACGAAAAACATTGGAAACGTTCTGAACAGCAAATCTGGTTGTATATGATGTATTAGTTACCTTCGTCAGGCTCGTGCTAACTTTATTTAATCCATTCACAGCACCATCAACCTCTGCCCCTATTACAATATCCATTTCCGCCGCTGTCATTACTTATTTATTTTATGCCGTGAATATTTTGCATGCTGTTCTTTTATGGCCTCTATTTCTTCCATAGTAAGCGGTTTAAATTGAGGCCGGGAATTTTCTTCCCATCCAAACCGCCAGCCGTTCTTAAACCTTTCATATCCGCCGCCTTTATCCATATAAGGGGAAACTATTATAAAAGTCTGTTGCCGCATTAACTCCTGTACCCCATGTTTTTTATTCTCATATCCTTCACAAAGTGCATTAAAATCTTTAGGAGCTATATCGTAATAGTCGGCAGGCTTGATCCCGATCTCTCCAAAGGCGTACCGTTTAACGGCGTCCCAATCTGTCCATTCATCACCGTCAGGCTCGCCGTTTCCACTTGCTTTTTTTTTAACGCCTCCACCGTTGCCTTATACACCGTTGATTGTTGATAAGCTTCCAACAATGTTGTCAGTTTATCTACCTCATTATTAAGCAGCATTTCTTCCGCCCAGTCATAACAGTCCTCAAACGTGCAATCCATAGGTGTATCGGTCAGCTCGCTGTTGGCCTTAATGCCTGCATAGATCATACAGGCCGTATTTTTAACGTCACCCTGGTTTTCTTTGCGCTTTTTTTCAAACTCTTCTAAAAAGAGCATATTGAACTTCAGCGTCCTTTCCCTGCCACCAAATTCAATCTTCAGTTTGTTCATGGCGCAATAGTTATTAAAGGCGCCTGAGTACAGGTTATCGTAATATCCATGGTGCCGATATTATCTTTTGTGTCCGCCTTTGTCATTTTTGTAATAAAGCCGGTGCCTGTTTCTACCAGGTCTTTGCTTGCCGGTATGGCGGGGCCTATGGTATAATCCACCACCGATTTATTGTTAAAGGCATCATGCAGGAATTTTTCTGAATAATGCGTAGTTGCCGGGTCCCATGCCCTCTGCAGCGTCATATCAACGCTGAAATCCTGCGTGCCGGGGCTTTTGGCGGCAGGGTTGCAAATGCTGGATGAATCAACAACATTCGTTGTATAATTCCGGGTTATTGATACAAGACAATATACCTGCATCTGGCTTTGCCCGTCAAGCGCGATAGTTACATATATACTCGCCGCTGGTACTAAATGTTCTGCCATTTTAATTTGTTTTATTTAGAATATGAGAAAAAATAATTGTCCGGTTTACAAATACCATCCCATCGCCCAGGTTAACCGTTAACTCGTTATCACTTTCAAGGCCGATACTACACACCTGGTAACCCGGCACATTTGGATAGCTTTGTGGGGTAGGGTATAAGCTAAAAACGGCGTCCGCAATCGTTTCCAGTGTCTGCCCCGCATTTTCTGTAATAACGCCTGTATAAATGCTAATGGTCACAAAAGCCTTTATGTTATTCTTGCTGATAGCGGATGCATCTGTTTGCTGAACATTGCTTATCAAAACATAGTTATCGCACTCCAACTGATGCGGCACATAGTTTTTAAATACGCCAACGCCTGCCGGAACCGCCGCCTTTAAGGCCGTGAAATACTGCGTTTTTAATATGCCGTTTGCGTTATACATTTATTTCAGTAAGTTTAATAAATTTATCAGATCTGTCTTAAGTTGCGGTATCTGGTTTATTAAAGAGGGTATCAGGTAGGGCCGCGGGTACATGCCATTTTTAATGATCCGTTTTGATCCTTTAAAGCCCGCTGCATAATCCGCATATTCTGCAGGCAATCCACTCACATAATCAGCAGCATATTTGCCGGTCCCGAATTCTACATAAGCCGCATAATTCACATTTGCCGTTATGTGCTTTACCAGGGGTTTTTCCGTATTTGCCTTTATTGACCTTCTTAACATGCCTGTATTTGCGGGCGCTGCCCTTTTTGCCTTTCCCTCTATCTCTAAAGCGTTGGCATTAAGCACATCATCTACCTTTTTAGGCAGCGCTTTGGCAAGCGCTTCAAAAGCTACTGCACCCTTTGTCAGTTGACTTGCATCTATATATAAACCTGTTGCCATTTTAGTTACTTGTATAAGCTATTATCGTTTCCATCATCCGCTTTCCCTCATTATCAGGTACTACATTATATACTTTCATCACCTTACCGTTATAGGTAAGAATATAGTTCGCCTTTGTCGGTCTGGTTGCCTCATACCACATCTTTACCGTATAGCTCTCATTAAAATTTGTCATGCCCATGCTTAAAAGCAAGCTTCCGCTATTCTGCTGTATATTTGCCCATTTGCTCCACGCCGCCGAAGGTGTAACAACAATATCGCCGTTGCTATCCTGTGAAACATCAACACTCTGCACCTGTATTAAACAATTCATTTCGCCTATCATACAACGCTTCTATAAGGTGAAAGAATAGCTTTTGCATCCGGCGCGATAACCGTTAAATCTTCATCGCCACGGTGTACATACATCCAGCTTAGTTGCATCTTTAACGCGGTCAAAAACTGCTGCGGTAAAACGGCATAACCAGCAGTATAGATCAATTCCGCATAACTGCTTATCGGGCTGCTCAAACGCTTATCACTCACGCCCGTTAATGTAAATCCATCCAATGCATTGCCGCCTGAATCAAACCCCGCCGTTACATATCCCACCGGACCGTAAGGGAGTTTTATATTGCCCAGATCATTTCTTAACACCGCCGTTACAGTACGTTCTATAAAGCTTTTGCTTACATAGCCCTCGCATACCTGCCGCGCTGCCGTAATAAGTGCAGTTATAATATCGTCCTCATCATCATGCGTTACTTTAAGCCATGCCTTTGCCTGGTCTAATGTTACAGGCTCGCTCACACTTATTGCCTGCCCTGCCGCAATAAAGCTGCAGGTAACTTTTTCATTGGGATTCAGGGCCGGAAAAGGTGCCGGCGGAAAAGTGATCGTTCCTGAAGGGCTATCAAACTGAAATTCTTTATCAACGCCCGTAAAAGGGTCTTCCGTCTCGTAATAGTTCAGGCCATCCCGGAATAAAAGCTCTATCTGTGCGCCTATCAATCTGTCATCCTGCAGGGCATATTCACCACCATTAGCGGAAAGCGTTAACACGCTCTCGCCACCTCCCGGTGTTGATGAGCTCTGCTGATCACTGAAGGCAATATCAAGCACCGCATTACGCGGGGTATCGCTTTGGGAATAGCCCCCTAATAAATCGCTATTTTTCCTGTAATCGAACATCTTAAAAAAAGGCGGGCTTTCACCGCCCTGCTTTTTGCTTTAACTGCCTGGTATTTTTATTGTCAATTGAAAATTGTCAATTGCCAATTGAAAATTTATAGTCTCTTTATAACAATGATCTCTTTATAAAAATGTATGAATTCTATCATCCATGAATATTGATTTTGATAATCCATCTTTAAATGTTCTCCGTTCAGCTGGTGTGTAAGCCTGGTAAAGAATTCCATTGTCGTGTCCTTGTCGCCCGGCTTCTCGCTGCCTTCATATGTCTTATCGTCGAAATAACTCGTATGCACATCCTCAACAAAATACAGGTCACCATGCTTTA